GGGTGATTCTAAATATAAAAGTGAAATTAAATTAATGAATCTTCCAGAGACTGAACCTCAAATGGAAGAAGATAGAATTTATAACTTTGAAACTAAACAAATTGAAACTAAGATGATTGATGTTTCGGTAGCGAGCAATAAAGAACCATTAAGATTTAGTATTATTAATATCTTATCTTATATTGCTGGCCGCTTATTACGTGAACACTTTGACTTAGTTGCAGAAAATTATAATACTAAGAGTGATTATAAACCTTGTTTGATTGCAATGAAGAATGAATTCTTATTTGGCCGTGCATTATTGACTGGTGGTAAGAAAAACTATGCATCTAAACAAGAACTTCAAGAAGGCAATCTAGTTCCAGCTGGTAAAATGCTTGATGTTAAAGGTTTACCTATCAATAAATCTACTTTGAAAGAAAAGACACGTAATGAACTTAAAGACATTCTATTTAAGAAAGTTCTTAACGTAGAAGAAGTAGATCAACTTGATGTAATTCAATCTTTAGCAAGAGTTGAATATGATATTCGTAAGTCTATTGAAAATGGTGAAAAAGAATATTATAAACCAGCTCAAATCAAATCGTATAGTAATTATGATAATCCAATGCGCATTCAAGGAATTAAAGGTGCAATTGCATATAATGCTTTACGTGATAAAGGTACAGAAGCTATTGATTTGACTATCAGAAATCCTGTGGATATTGTAAAAGTAAATATTACAGAGAATTCTATTATCAGTCTTAAAGACACTGAACCAGATCTTTATGAAAAGATTCATAATTTCTTAAAAGAAAATGAAACCGATTATAAAGGTGAAATTACTAGTATCTCTATTCCAATTGATGCTGAGGTTCCTAAATGGATTTTAAAATTCGTAGATTATAATGATATCATTAACGACAATCTTAAAAATTTCCCATTAGAATCTATCGGTATAACAAAGTTTGATAAAGATACTGTAAACTACACAAACGTAATTAGATTTTAAGAAATATTTCCCTATGGAGTTCAACTCCATAGGGGATTTATTTTATTAAAATTTCACAGGTTCTAATTTAGTTTCTGGCATGGTTAATGTCATAGCAAAT